AATATCCTTGCCGCCTACCGGCCCTATGCCAAGCAGCGGGAGTTCCATGCGGCGGGCGCGGCTTTTCGCGAGAGGCTGTTCATGGCCGGCAACCAGCTCGGCAAGACGCTGGCCGGCGCAGCGGAGGCGGCGATGCACCTGACCGGGCGCTATCCCGACTGGTGGCAGGGCCGGCGGTTCGACCGGCCGATCGTCTTGCTGGCGGGCTCGGAGTCCTATGAACTGACCCGCGACGGCGTGCAACGGCTACTGGTCGGGCCGCCCCTCAACGAGGAGGAGTGGGGCACCGGATTTCTCCCGAAAGCGGCGATCAAGGCGACGACGCGCCGCGCCGGCGCTTCCGGTGCTCTCGACAGCGTGACGGTGCGGCATGTTTCGGGCAGAGCCTCGACGCTGCTCTTCAAGGCATACGAACAGGGGCGCGCCAAATGGCAGGCCAATACGGTGGATTACGTCTGGTTCGACGAGGAGCCGCCGGAAGACGTCTATTTCGAAGGGATTACCCGCACCAATGCAACGCGCGGCGCCATCGCGGTCACCTTTACGCCGCTCAGGGGCCTGAGCGCGGTCGTGGCCAGGTACCTCATGGAAAAATCACCGGATCGCGCGGTCATCACCATGACGATCGAGGAGGCGGAGCACTATACGCTCGAGGATCGCCAGCGGGTGATCGACAGCTATCCCGCCCATGAGCGCGAGGCGCGCACCAGGGGCGTGCCGGCGCTCGGATCCGGCAGGATATTTCCTGTGACGGAGGAGAGCATACGTGTCGATCCGTTCGAAATCCCAAAGCATTGGGTGCAGATCGGCGGGCTCGACTTCGGCTGGGACCATCCTTTCGCGGCGGTGGGCTGCGCCTGGGACCGGGACGCGGACGTCTTCCATGTGACGAAGATTTATCGCGAGCGGGAGGCGACGCCGATCATCCACGCGGCGGCATTGAAGCCGTGGGGAGCGGCGATGCCCTGGGCATGGCCGCACGACGGATTGCAGCACGACAAGGGGAGCGGCGAGCAACTGGCGGCGCAATACCGCGCGCAGGGATTGGCCCTTCTTCCCGAGCGGGCGACCTTCGACGACGGCACCAACGGCGTGGAAGCGGGGCTTTCCGACATGCTGCAGCGGATGCAGACGGGGCGCTGGAAGGTCTTTTCCACCTGCACGGAATGGTTCGAGGAGTTCCGCCTCTATCACCGCAAGGACGGCAGGATCGTCAAGGAACGCGACGATCTGATCTCCGCCTCACGCTACGCCCTGATGATGAAGCGCCACGCACGGGCGAACAACGGCTACGCAAACTGGAACTTCACCGCCAGAAAGGTTCTCTGATGGCCGCAATGACCGATGAACGCCTGTCCGCCTACGTCAGCCGGCTGGTGAAGGACTGCGAAAACTACCGCGACGAGCTGGCGGTCGACCGCATCAAGGCGATGGAGTATTACGACGGTACGATGAAGGACGTGCCGGCGGATGCAAACCGCTCCAAGGTCGTCTCGCGCGACGTCCGCGCTGCGATCAAGAAGGTGCTGCCCTCGTTGATCCGCACCATCCTCGGCAACGACAAGGTGGTGGAATACGCCCCGGTCGACGAAGGCGACGAGGCGGCGGCAGATCAGGCGAGCGATTACATCAACTATGTCGTCTTTCCCGAAAGCAATGGCTACGACGCCGTGCAGGATGCGGCGCATGATGCGCTGAAACTCAGGAACGGCGTGATCCGCTGGTGGTACGAGAAGCAGACTTCCATTGCGATCTCGGCCCATACCGGTCTGGACGAAGCGGCGCTCGTCCAGCTCGTCGGCGACGACGAGGTGGATGTGCTGGAACAGTCGCAAACGGTCGAAAGGATCGAAACGCCGCAGGGGCCGGTGGAGCAGCCGAGCTACAGCGTCAAGATCCGACGCCGCACCGAGCGCGGTACGCCGAGGCTGGCGGCGGTGCCGCTCGAGGAATTCCTGGTCCATCCGGACGCCATCTCGATCGAGGACAGCGCGATCACCGGCATCGTCAAGCGGATGCGGCGCTCAGACCTGATCGCCATGGGTTATGACCGCGGCCTGATCGAAGGCCTTCCGGCTTCGAACGGCGGAAGCGGAACCGACGACGAGGTGTTTGCGCGCCGGCGCGAAGCCTTCGAAGCCGGGGATGCCGTGCCGAAGGCGCTGGAGGAGGTGGACTATTACGAGCTCTACGTGAAGGTGGACGCGGACGACGACGGCATCGCGGAGCTGCGCCGCCTCGTCTTTGCCGGAGGCACCGGCGAAGAGCACCTGCTCTCGAACGACGAATGGGACGAGGTGCCCTTCGCCGATCTGATCGTCGAGCGGCGGCCGCATCAGCGCGAAGGCAATTCCGTCACCGACGACATGGCGGAGATCCAGCGTGTGAAAACCGTTCTGATGCGCCAGACGCTCGACAATCTCTACTGGCAGAACAATCAGCAGCCGATCGTCCAGGAGGGGGCTATCGCCAATCCCGAAAGCGTGCTGAACCCGAAATTCGGCCAGCCGATCCGTGTCGGCCAGGGTATCGATGCGCGCGCGGCGCTCGGCTACACCGTGGTGCCGTTCGTCGCCAAGGAATCCTTCGCGATGCTTTCCTATCTCGACCAGGAGGCGACCGATCGTACCGGGATTTCCGACGTTTCGAGCGGCATGGCGCCGGACGCGCTGCAGAACATGACGGCGCGGGCGACCGCGCTTATCGAGCAGGCGGGCATCGGCCAGACGGAGCTGACGGTGCGCACCTTCGCGCAGGGGTTGAAGCGGGTATTCCAAGGGCTGCTCCGTCTCGTCGTCAAGCATCAGGACAGGCCGCGCATGGTGCGGCTGCGCGGGGAGTGGGTGACCTTCGACCCGCGCCAGTGGAATGCCGGGATGGATGCGACCGTCAATACCGGGCTCGGTGCCGGCACGCGCGAACGCGACATGATGATGATCCAGATGATTCTGCAGCTGCAGGAAAAGCTGTTGATGACGCTGGGACCGGACAACCCCTATGTCTCGCCGGACAACCTCTATAACGGCATCGCCAAGTCGGTCGAGGCGGCGGGGTTGAAGTCGCCCGACCTCTACTTCACCAAGCCGGCGCCGGAGGAGATTCGGCGGCGAACGCAGGCGGCTGCCGACAAGCCTGATCCCGAGATATCTTCGCAGTCTTCCGCTTATCGAGATGCAATCGCCTCGATCGAGAGTGCAGGCAGCGGCGGCTACAAAGCGGTTGGCCCGACGCATCCGAAAATGGGCCGCGCGCTCGGCCGATACCAGATCATGGAGGCAAATGTCGGCCCATGGTCTCGCGAAGTGCTCGGCCGCGAAGTATCGCCGGACGAGTTCATGGCCGACGCGCGGATTCAGGACGCCATTTTCGACGGCAAATTCAACAGCTATGTGCAGCAGTTCGGTCCAGAGGGCGCGGCTCAGGCGTGGTTCGCGGGCCCCGGCGGGGTCGGCAAGACAGACCGGAAGGATACGCTCGGAACCGACACAGGCACCTATGGACGCAAGTTCATGCGCGCCCTTGGATCACAGGGACAGCCGCAGAAAGCCGCCGGCCGCGATCCCTCGATCGGGATGCCGCATCAAACCGCCGCGGGCGCGGTCAACGCCATGAGTGCGGGGATAAGCAGCCCTTCAGCGTCGCTTTCGGAAGAGGTCGCCGCCTTCGAGCAGACGCCTGAGTACCGGGCCCAATTCCCCGGCATGAACGTGCCGCAGGGCATCCCCGCGCAGTTCCAAGCCTCCCGGAAGCTCGCCAATGCGCAGGGCGGCATCATGCCGGCGCTCATGGGCGGCGCCCCGGCCTCGCCCGAGCAGATCGCAGAGGCGCAGGCGATCGGGCAGCAGCAGGCGCCGCAAGCCCCGACCCGGATGGAGCTACTTCAAGCCCTCGGCAATCCGTTCCTCAGCGAAGAGCAGCGCGCGATTCTGCAGACACTCCATCAGCAGCAGGTGCAGCAGTCCGATCCGGTGCGACTGATGGAGCTTGAAAGAGGACGCCTTGAAATCGATGCCATGCGAAACGGCGAATGGTCAAAACTCGATGACGGCAGACTCTACAATCAGCGTACGGGAGAAGTGAGGGGCACCCGAACCAAACCGAACGCGTGCCTCCCGAACTTGCCCTGAGCCCGCGATACGGCGTTGACAACGTGGTCGTACGACCCTGCCTCACGACGTCAGTTTGTCGAAGCAACCCAAGGGCCGGGTGTGGCGCTGGCGGGGCTGAGGCAATCAAGGAAGAGTGTTGCCGGCAGTCCAGCGGAATGAACGAAACGGGAAAACACGGGCGGTTCTTCGGAGCCGCCTTATTTCATGGAGGTTACGATGCCACGCACAGGCGGAGTCTATTCACCACCTGCCGGCACGAAAGGTGTGTCCAATACGACCATTCAGAGCGTGCCCTACAATGCGCTTGTGGATGACCTCAGCGCCGACGCCAATGCCGCGCGGCCGGTCACGGCAGGAGGGACGGGGGCGACCTCGGCAAGCGCAGCCCGGACCAATCTCGGATTGGCGATCGGTACGAACGTGCAGGCCTACGACGCCGGCCTGCAATCGATTGCCGCGCTCGCGACTGCCGCCGACAGGATGATCTACACAACGGCAGCCGATGCCTATGCCACGACGGCGCTGACGCCGTTCGCGCGCACGATCCTCGGCGACGCAGACGCAGCGGCGGCGCTGACGACCCTGGGTGTGTCCGCTTTCGTCAAAGCGCTCCTGGACGACACGGATGCGGCTACCGCCCGGACGACGCTCGGAGTCGCAATCGGAGCGGACGTGCAGGCCTACGACGCCGGTTTGCAGTCGATCTCCGGGCTTACGACCGCCGCAGACAGGACGATCTACACGACCGCATCGGATGTCTATGCGACCACGGCGCTGACGCCATTTGCGCGAACGATCCTCGACGACACCAGCGCCGCTGCCGTGAAGACCACGCTCGGCCTTGCGGCAGTGGCGTCGTCCGG